TACAGGGCTTCCTGACTTTAGCGGCTATGCTAATGCTGCAAGGCAGTATGAGAATATCTCTGATCTTGCATTTGGTGTGGGTGCCAAGATGCGTGAGCAGAAGGTCAATGATCTGATTCTTGAAGCAGAGTCTGCTGGCCGTACTGCTGGTGCCACTTATGATGCTGACAACAATCTTGTTCCCCTTACAAACCTAGATCTAGATAAGGCAATCGAGGATCAGGTCTTTAGTGAAAGCGAAAAGAATCAGCTTCGTCAGGCATACAGAAATGCCGCGTTGTCCACATATGCTGCAACTGTATCGCTCGATGCTAAGGCTGTTGCAGAGAATGCGTATAACAACAGCCCTAACGATCCGAATGGCGTTCGTGGTGCGCTAGAAGGCTATATGGACAGCCTTGATATGGATGACGAGGTTAAGAACTTTGTCATGCCCAATATCGTGGCGCAGTTTCAGACTCAGGAGAGCAAAGCCAATGCAAACCTGATTCTGCAGCAGAAGAAGGTCAAAGAGAAAATTCATCTGGAGAACATTGCTGACCTTACAGGTCGCATTGCCACTCTTGCAGCCAAAGGGCCAGGAACCAATCCTGCAGCTGGCGCTGGTATGCAAAAGATGATGGATGAGCTGCAGCAGGAAATGAAAGGCAGCTATGAGGCTCTTGAGAGCATTGGTTACGACAAAACACAGATCTCTGACATACAGGAAGGCGTAAACCAGACTGTTGCAGAGCGTGTATCAGAGTCTCACATTGAGCGATTGTATTACTCGGCCAATGAGTCCGGCGGTAATGGTTTTTCTCAAAGTCTGATGGAGATTGAAAAGGTACGCACAGAGTTTGAGCAAGATCCTAATATCGATCAGGATCAAGTTGCTCAGGGTATGACGAACCATCTGCAGCGCCTTGTTAATATTCAGTCTGCTGCTGATGCTGAAAGATCTAAGATCCAGACCCATAACTATAAGATGATGCAGTTTGGCGTAGAGCTTGGCACTGTAAGCCGCCAAGATATTATGGGCGCTGATCTGGATAAAGGGCAGAAAGTATCCCTGCTGCAGGCTCTCAGCAATAAAAACGCTATGGTTCAGAACCAGATCAATGCTGCAGATAATGCCTTTGAAGCCGTCAACAAAGACAAGTTTGACAGGCACATGGCCTTTATCGAAAACCCTGCATCAACTACCCCAGACAACATTCAGAACTCTATTAGCGAAGTCCGTGGAATGATTGAGTCTGGCTATGTCTCTGGCACTGATATGGGGAAATACTTCAAGGCAATTACTGCCTTGGGCAAAGACCAGCTAGAAGCGGCCGGAGACGGCGCTATGGCTCAGATCGAGTACATGATGGGGCCATCTCAATCATATGCTTATGACGAGCAATATTTTAGGGGCATGACCCAAGATCTTGTTGAGCGTGGATTTATCGGTACTGGCCCCGGTGCAAGGATGACTAGGACTCAGTGGGAGTCAAAACTCAATAGCTACGCAGAAGCAAAAGATAAGTTTCAAAGGGATGCTGGGAAGCTGTTCTTAGCAAGGGCTGCAGTAAAAAGCAGCTTTGCTAGCGAAGAAGATAGGCGACTTGTTCAAGACGCTTTTAGTGCTGAGCTTGTTCCTGATGTAAATGGAAATATCTTTACCCATGTAGATCCAGATGTAAGGGATCAGAATTTTGAAAAAGCAGTTAGGTTTGCAATGGCATATAACATTATGCCTCGTGAGCTTGCTCAGTCTCTGGTCGATCTGGAATCTTCTGCAATGCTCGGTAAGGAGCAGTTTGATGCTAAGGTCCAGCTCTTCTTTAAGATACATGATAGCTTGATTAATGGATCTGCATCTGGCGGAACAACTGATCTTGCAATGCCGCCAATGATCGCAAAGAAGATTCTCAAAGATTCCGGCATCAATGTTTACGATTATGAAGTTGCCAGAACATTTGGTCATACCCTTTACAGAGACACGATCTCTGCAAAAGGCAGTGATACTATAAGTGCAGAGCGGGTTCTAAGAGGTCTGGACCCTAGATTTGGAAGCCTGTCAGAAGCCATCAGGGCAAACTTTACTGCAGCTCTGGAAAAAGATGGATCTGCTTTCCTTCTTAATAATATTGGCATTAGAACCCCTAATGCAGAAGAGCAGCAGCTAATTCGTAGACTTAGGGCTGATCGGCCCGGAGCGCCGGGAGTGGTTGGCACTTTGCTTTTCGGCGATGGCGTAGATGACGCCTATATTGGTGATGAAAGGATTCTTCGTGCTGTAGAAGGGCTTGTAATGCGCTCCTACGCCAGTAAGGGCAATCTTGTGTCTCAAGGTGAGGAAGGTTTGAAGATCGCCATCAGAGACGCTGTAATGCGCCTTGCAGAAGACGGCAATGGTAATGCCCTTATAGGCCTTAGCGTTGACTCTGATGGGCAGCCATACTGGACGCTGTACCCTTGGTATCAACAAGCCAAGCAGTCTATTGGAAGCGCCATTGATGTTGCCGCAGGAGAGAAGACTGTTAGCGGCATGGTTTTTGATGACATCAAAGATAAGTTTCTTAGTGGAAATTATGCTTTGCCAGAAGAGACAAGAAGATTGCTGCAGGGGGATGGAGTAATCTACTTGGAGCCAAATGCTCTAACCAGAGATTACCAGACCTACATGGTCAAGGTTATGGACCCAGAGACCGATATGGTTTACTCGGTCGCTTCTGACTATCGGTATAACTTCCTGACAAGCAGAGACTTCCCTGCATATGTTATGGCTGTCGATACGGTCAAGAATGATGCCGTAAAGTCATTCATTGCTAATCTGCCACTTATGAAGCCTGCCGTTATTAACAGCGTAAAGGCAGAGATCGATGAGCAATGGGAAAACTACAAAGATCCTGGAGTGATGAATAATCTCCTCACAATGATTGCTGAGAATAACCCATTCTATAGATATGAGCGCACAGACAAGTTTGTGGACTTTGGTTATCAGGGTCCAATCAGATCTGTTGATGAAGCCGATATGGCAGTGCTGGTAGCGTTTATGCGTGGAGAGATACCCGCTCCTGTTGCTGGTGATGCTGCGTCTATGCAAGCATCTGTAGGCGCAATCTATGATATCCGCCGCCAGTACGAAGGAGACAGCGATGAGTAACATTGATTGGGACTTCATCTCTGAAAGAGAAGGATCTCGAATTCTTACTGGATATGTGCCTGACGCAGAAGGGTCTCAGTCCGGCGTTACTATTGCGACTGGCTTCGATCTTGGGGCTAGAAAAGCAAGTGACCTATCCGGCCTTCCAAAAGCTATCATCGACAAGCTGACACCGTATCTTGGCATCAAGGGCGCTGCGGCTCAGGATGTTGCAAAGAATCTCAGCATCACTGATGCCCAAGCCAAGAAGATTGACGAGTTCTCAAAGAACGAAGCTGTAACTAGCCTAAAGACAAAATGGCAAGCTGCTACTGGCGAGTCATTTGATTCTCTGCCTAAGCACAAGGCAACTGTTGTTGCATCTGTTGCGTTTCAATATGGGGATCTGGAAAGCAGGACACCTAACTTCTGGCGTCAGGTAACGTCAGATGACTGGAATGCAGCAGAAAAGAACCTTAGAGACTTTGGCGATAACTATGGCACAAGGCGAAACCTTGAAGCTGATTATTATGTTAGCGGCCTGAGCGACGAAGAACTCGCATCAAAAAAAAAATTTGAACAACAGCAGCAAGGCGATCTAGGTACAGCGCCTACAGGCCCGGTCAGCCCAAGAGATATGTCCAACGAACAGCTTGTTGAGTTTGTTCAGTCGCAGATCAGAGAGGCAAGGCGCAAACCAATAGGTGAAGAAGAAGACTTCACCATCTCCACCAAGCCTACTGATATCGAGCAAGCTGCACTGCCACTTGATCTTGAGGAGCAGGACTTTGCTCTGCCAGACAGAGCGATCATTCCCATGGAAGAGCTTGATGTAAGCGACGATGGAATGTTCGTAAAAGAGATCAAGCGTAAGGGCGAACAAGATCGCCAGCCTTGGTCACCTCCTCCTTATGTTCCTCAAGAAAGTCTTGGCGATAGAGCCAAAAGGCTTATGAGAGAAGATCTGGAAAACGCTGGCCCTGTCTCTGAAACCATTAAAAGGAATCAGTTGAGCGGCGCTCAGATGGCAATGTTTGCCGCTTCTGATAGCGAAGTGTGGAGAGCTGCATTTGATGAGCTTAATCCTATCTCTGCTCTGGCCCGTCTTATCAACGATCAACTCTATGATATCGATGATGATCCTGATTATGACTTTGCTGCTGACCCAAGGATTGCCTCAAAGCCAGACCTTTGGTGGAGGTTCTATGACTCAAAAAGTTACGACACATCAACCCAGAGATTAGAGCGGCTGGAAGAGAGCGCCTATAACCAACAGGTTCTGCAGTCGTCTCCTTCTATGGGCAAGTCAATCGTTGCCTCGCTTGTAACCCCAAGCAGCATCTTGCCTATTGCGCCA